AAATTCGAACCAACACTTAAATGGTTCGTCGGTGCCGAGTTCGCAATCCCGACGTTCGCCGTCGTCACGAAACCAATGTCAGAGTTCGTAAACTGAATCGTGTTCGACGTCGTGTTTCCTTGGTTCGAAATGTCTTCCAAAGTCGTCGCGATGTTCGACAAGAGACCCCCGTTCCCGATGAAGAAACTGTCCGAATCGACGACGATGTTCCCACTCGCTTGAATCGCCACGTTCGTGTTCGCGAAGAACACAACGTTCGACGTCGTGTTTCCGTTGACGATGATGGATTCGAAATCCGTCGGAATGTTCACCAATTTCGAACCGTCCCCGACGAAGAAACCACCTTCTTCGACCACGATGTTCCCCGTGGCGACGATCCCCGTATCCGCATTCGTAAACTGCACCGTATTCGAGGTCGTGTTTCCTTGATTGACGATCGCATTCAAAGTCGTCGCGATGTTTGACAAAAGACCCCCGTCCCCGACGAAGTGCGTCGCCTTGACGTTTCCACTGATTTCGAGACGTTCCGTGGTCACATCCGTCCCGATACCCACGTTTCCACTCAAGTACGCGAGCGTGGTCGCATTCGAACCCGTCGCGTACACCCAATTCGTTCCGCTCGTACACTTGACGTTACGAACGCGGTGATAGTTATTACGAAGATTCGTCTTCCCGATGAAACCGGTATAGCGACCCGTGTACGAATCCGCATTTTCGGTCGCTTCGTAGGAAAACACCGAGCGCCCATTAAAGCTCAAAGAAATGGAACCGCGGTTATAGTTCACGACAACCTTATTCCATGAAGACGTCGGAATACCACCGGCGATATCACTTTGCGCGACTTCACTCCCTTGGTAATACAAGACCACCTTTGCCGCCGGCGAACCCCCGTAATTTTCGGCGATCGCGAGACGATATCCTCCGTGATTCCCAGTCGTCGTGGGTGCAGACGTGTTAAAAAAGCTAAAAGAGACGCTTTCACCCCCATCACCTCCGGCGACGTAATAGTCGAATTCCGCGGACCACGAATTCGGCATTTGGATCGGCCAATACACATAACCCGTGACGTTATCAGCCAGACTATTCAATTCTAAATATTTACTCGACGTGTCACGCGACGCACCGGTACCACCCACCGTTCCAGAAAACGTCGTGGTCGATTCTTGGTCGTCGTACAAAAACACGGCATTGTATGCACTCGGGTTCGACACCGCGTCGACTCCCTTAACGCCTTGTACATCAATTTTATATTGCGGTGCGGACGTCCCGAAACCCGTGTAGCCACTCGCCGATGCGAGGCGAATGTGATTCACATTGCCGGTCGTCGCCAAGTTTCCACCATCACTCGAAGATTGAATTCGAAGATCGTAATCGTCCGTGAATGGACCCTTTAAGTCAACGATAGCCCCCGATGGACCGCCAATTTCGACGTTCGCCGTGTTCGAGGTTGATTGAAGAAGAGTTTTTGCGTCTGGGCCATAGACGTGCAAACGCCCATCTGGCGACGCCGTCCCGACCCCAACGTTACTGAGTGTTGACAAAGACGTCGTCACACTCGTACCCTGAACTTCGATCTGAGGCACTCGAAGCGTGGCGTTCGTCACATCGAGAACACCATCAGGAGTTTCTATAGACATGTTTACTATAGTAGAAGAAAATATTGACATAAAGTTTTACATACATGTATGAGTAGTATGTCGATTGGACTCATTGGTCTCGGTTCGATTGGGTCTAACCTCGCTTTGAATATTCAAAAGAAACATGACGTACACGTGTACAATCGATCACCTGAAAAGACACGCACACTCATGAAAAAGAGTGTGGGTATTTACGGACACAAAAGTGTATGTGAAATGTTGTCAAAAATGGAAAGTCCACGCACGATCATCACGGCTTTGCCGTATGGCACGGCCACGGATACCATTGTTTCGTTTCTTTCAAAAACGATGACGCCTGGGGACACGATCGTGGATTGTTCCAATGAATATTTTGAAACCTCACGTCATCGGGAAAGTATGTGTAATGGTCAAGACATTAAGTATCTGGGTGTCGGTCTATCTGGAGGTACGCGTGGAGCTCTTAATGGTCCGTGTCTCATGATCGGAGGTCAAAAGAAGGTATATCAAGACCACGAGGACTTTTTTCATTCATTCGCGATAAACACTACACACATGAGTTCGGATCCAGGTTCCGGACACTTTACAAAGATGGTACACAATGGCATTGAGTATGGTATGCTTCAGGCGATGTCTGATGTGTTCGCGTATTGTAACCAGGATCAAAAAATCATGAAAAGTGTCCTGAGGTCTGTGCGTGGGACGGACATAGATGGCTATCTCACGAATTACGGCGACGATGTCATTGATTCGTATCACATTCATACGATTTCCGATGTTGCGGAAATGAATAATACGGGAACGTGGTGTTCAAAACTCGCCATCGATTACGGAATCCCAACACCTACGATTGACGCGTCTGTGAATGCACGCGTCGCGAGTCGATTCCGAAAAGCTATTGAGACGAAACAGGGAAATAATGTGTTTCTTGACGAATCACTCGCGGTGGACGCTTTACGTTTTGCGTTTGCGGCGTCTATACTCGAAGGTTACGATCTCGCGAATACACAAAACATAAAACGTAAAAAAATAACGAAAGCGTGGTCGAAGGGAACCTTGATCGAGTGTGATCTCATCGAAAAGGACTTGTATGATGTCATGGATGAAACGGCGATGGGTGCGCGTACGTTTGTGATGCACTGTGTATACACGAGTATTCCGTGCCCCGCGATCCAGGCGGCACTCACGCATTATGATTTCACACACCAACGTCGAACGTCTATGAACTATCTCATGGCGCAACGACACTATTTCGGAAATCATTCTCTCACCCAATTACATGAATAGTAGACACGGTATCGCCTTGATCCTTTCGGTCATTTTCGGACACGTGTTTTACCAAATCATGGAAGCGTCTCTTCCGACGGAAACAAATTGCAGTTACATGGCCTCACCGATCACAGATCTTCTCGCGTTCATATGGGGATTTGCCATCGTGTATTATGGATTCCGTTACGATAACGCCATTCTCACGGTGCTCGGTGCGACGATCGTCGTCGAACATATTTATCAGTTAAAGAGAAAGTAATCACATTTTACATGCGGAACACACATCTAAAAAGTAACACTCTCTTGATCGGAATCGAACCGATGACTTTGGGATTAACAGTCCCACACTCTAACCAACTGAGTTACAAGAGAAAATCCAGCCTAGATGATTCGAACACCTGACCCGCGGAGAATTACTGTCATACCACTACAATCCGCTGCTCTAATCCAACTGAGCTAAGGCTGGGAAAGCTTCCAACAGGGATCGAACCTGTGGTGGCGGATTCAAAGTCCGCAGTGTTTCCACTACACCATAGAAGCTATAGTATTACTATGAGTCTCTTCTTTAAGCTCATTTACATATTTAAACCGATACATAACTAACGAAAACAATCCAGCCGATACATTTGTAATAGTCATGGGAATGACATTGTAATGTATGGAGTATGTAAGTGCTAACGCACTCGCACAGAGATTTAAATGTAAAAATACGTAATTGATAGCCTTTGCATCCTTATTTTTATACACGTGTACTATTTCGGGTATAAACATAAGACATATTACCACAGAGCTGGCGAGACCAGCGCCATCGTAAAAGTTCATACTTACTCTAAGATATTTTCTCTCGTTTAAGTAAGATGTACCTCGCACTCGTGCTTACTTTAGTACTTTTGGTCATCGCGATGTGGCAACACAGGCAAAAGAAGATCAATTATAAGTGTTTTCTTTTGACCATGCGTCGTTCAAAGGATCGACACGAAAATTTCATGAGTGGACACGATCGATCCATTCCTATCGAAACCATTTATAGTGACGATACGACGCATCCAAACATTGCAAATAAATACAGAAAACTCATCAATCCCGAATATTTCAAAAAAGCGATGAAGTTACACTTTAATCCGTACATGGTTCGTCCGGACGTGACCTACTTTAATCTCGGTGCGATTGGGTGTTACATGGGCCATCTCGAATTTCACCGTCGGTGTGAAAAACAGGGACTCAAATATGCAGTGATTTTTGAAGATAACGTCGTCGTGAAAAACAAGAAACTCTACGAAGAGATTCAAGCCGTCATCGATGAAAAGGGTGACGATTTCGAAATGTGTTTCTTCCATTGTCTCTCGAGACTTCCCGAACGAAAAGAGGGTGATCTCGAAAAAGTGCGTTGGATTTCATCAACCAAGTGTTATCTCGTACACGTACCAAACATGCAGCAGTATCTCGAGACGTTTTTACCCATGGATAATCACATCGATATGAAACACGAAGACTTAATCGCGAAAGGTGCGCGCGTATATTATAAAGATCTTCGACATTGCATGCTCATCGATCGAACACACAAGAGTACGATTGGACACAGTGAACACGACAACAAAGAATTCTTTTCGAGACACTACCCCAAACTCACGACGAAATCACTCGTTCATGGATACTAATCATCGCCACGGAATATCGTGTGGACGAAACCGACATGCGACCTTGAGAAAATCCACGAAATCATCGAGTTCTTTTTGGTGTTTGATACAGTTTAACATATTTCCAACGTACGCATTGTACGCCGGGTGGTGTCCATTATGTGCAATTCTATTTGTGCGTAAGTTTTTATAAAGGAAACGCGGCATCAATATGAGATTATTACTCGCATTGATGTCGTATTTGAACTTTTCAATCGTAGGGTGTTTTTTGAACTGTCTGGGAATGACGTGATGATCTTCGACGAGTCCACGGATGTTCATACGAATCTTAAAATTTCTTCTGAGGACTGAACCGTACCGCATTCTTAAAGTATATAAGGATGTTTTTGTCGCTCCTCCTTGGTTCGAACCAATTGCGTCACCGCGAGGAACATGACCAACAAGAACACGGCGTCTTCGAAATCGCGCGCGGCGGCGTAGGAAATGAGATACAAAATGAACATCTTGACGAATTTATTCGACGCAATGTTTTCAAACACTGACGGTTTTTCAATCAGGCCCGAAGCACCGTACATGCTGTGAAGCATAATCAAAATACCGTAGACGAGCGGCGTGTTAAAAATTTCATTGTTCACTTTCGGAAAGTAATCAAAACTCTTGTGCGTGATCAAACCATACATAGACATCACCAAAAGCGTGGAGATGAAAATATTGTTGTTGAACACGGACATTTATAGTACACAGAGAATAATTTTCTGACGTGAAAGTATGAGTCACCTGTACACGTACGTGACACACTCCGAGCGGTACTTCCCGAGCCTGATCGATTCGTGTAGGAAGCATGATGTTCGACCCGTCGTACGAGGCATGGGACACCCATGGGAAGGCTACGTGAAACGACACCGAGAACTTTTGGAATTTTTAAAAGGTCTCGACGACCGCGATATCGTGATTAACGTCGACGGGTTCGATACGATCGTCTTGTGTCCCCTTAAAAACATTATTCGAAAGTTCAAAGCGATGAATTGTGATCTTCTCTTTTCCATGACGGCTGATAATGGAAATCTCATTCAAAAGTATGTTCAATGGAAACTTGGATTTTACGGCGAAAAGGCAAATGCTGGTATGTTCATGGGCTACGCGTTTAAAATGCGCGAATTCATCGAAAAAGTACTCGCGTCCGGAGAATACAACGACCAAATAGTTGTGAATCGCATGCTTGGATCCATCAAGATTGACACGAACCAAGAAATCTTTTGTAACGTTGTGAATACGAGTGGTCTTCACATTCACAACGGAGAACTATGGTACAAAAATAAGAAACCGTGTCTTTTATCGGCACCGGGGTGTGTCGATCTTCGACCGTTTCTTCGTGAGATTGGAATTCAAACGTCGAAACTCACGTGTAACGCGGGACAGAGACTCAAAGAGTATTATCAGTATTTTATTATTGAGATAGTACTTTTACTAATTCTTTTCTATATCGTACTAAAGCGTATGCGAAAACGATGAACGATACGAGCTGTGTCGCGTCATATAGATTCGAACATCGTGTACACCGTTTAAACGTGATCACCACATCTTTCGGTCTTTTTTCGATCGGAACATCTTCCACTTTCGTCGGACTCATTTGTCGAACGAGCTCGCGTGCGACGAAAGCGATGCCGTAATATTTAATCATTGGAAAAGGTCGGAGTTGTAGGTACATCGCATTGACAATCGTCAAAAAGACGAAAAATTCAAAATCGCCCCAGTACCGAAACGTAAACCCCTCAAACGTATTGAAGTAGAGTCGAAGCCCTGTCGCAGCGGCGGTAAACCCGAGCGCTTCCATCTTAGACTACACGTAGATAATCTTTGAAAGGTATCACGACTCCAGCACCCTTGATAAAATCGCGGTGGTCTTGTGCGTGGTCAAAGGCTTCACGCACGATGCGTTCGACGAGAATGCTATCATAGACACACGGCTCGACGTCCCGAATGAGGTATCCAGGTGAGATAACCTTTGGTTTCACGGAAAGTCCATCGATGATATCACACATCTCAGAAATAACGACGACGGCATGTCCATGTTTCGCGTATCCATACTCAATCGATCGCCTGTGATCAGCGTCACTCGTGTTAGGTAAGATGACAGTGGTAACTTTTGAATTTCTCGCGAGCGCGGCGTGTACGGCCAAATCGTTCACGTGCATTCCCGGAACTTCAAGAAACACAATCGAATTTGATACGGTGGCTTCGATGTACGCACAATCGATATATCGTGCGAGCTCCTGAACTGCGGTCTGAAACCCTATACATTCAATACCAGAAATGTCATTATAGATTGTTTTCGGTATGCCTATGATGTTCGTATCAACACGATCATCGAGGGCGAGATCGCGCGCAGATTTCATGGATTCGTTTCCACACACGCAATAGAGTCGATCAAGATTTTTTACGTTCTTAACAGCTCTACTCATATCGACGTAATCATATGACACGCGAAGGAGTGATTCGCATTCGAGTGATACGTGAACGTTATCATTTACGCCTCGGAAACCATCACTAAATCCAATGACTTTGTTTCCTTGATTTCGTTCACGAAGCACGATTGAACGCACGACATTGTTCACACCTGGACATACACCACCCGCGGTTAAAATTCCGATGTTCATATGTTTACACATACATTCATATTTTTAAGTTTGTCCAAATCCTATCGTCGAGGTACAAATATACTTAGGGCCTTTCAAGACCTCACCACCCGTGTGTAAGAACGTCCACGAACACGGATAAATCAGGAGTTTACCAGCCTCGGGTCGTACCTTTCGACCATTAGTAAATTCCGTGCACCCACCTTCACCTTCTTCGAGTGTGTTTAGGTAAAATAACGCCTGAACGAAATATCCCTTGTGAAAATCACCGTCGTGGTGCCATTCATATTTACACCCCTTTTCGATTCGTTGTATGGGAAACGGTGTGTGATAAAATCCGGGTTGTGACAGTTCTCGATCGTACACGTGACAGCTACAATCGTAGTTGAAATTTGTCTTCAGATGATTCATGTAGACATCGAAAGCTCTGTGTATGGATTCGGTAAAAATACCTTCTATGTCCGTCCATCCCCCGAGACCTGAGATCATGAGTTCAGTGTTTTGTTTGTCTCTCTTAACAATTTCACCATTGATCGGATACGAAAAGTATCCGTGCTCCTTTCGGGGATCATTTTCAAAACGTCGAACGATCGATGCGCACAGGTCACTCGATAGGAAATTGGGGATTTCGAGGATGTAGTCGTCCATTTAGTATGCATTGAAACTGATCTTTAAACACTTTCCATTCTGGCTAGATCATCCATATCTCGACTCTTTCGCGACACCGCTTTGAACGCACCGAGCCATCGCGTAATCGCACGACGAGACGCGAGTTCGGAGTGTGTGTCGTCACTCACGATGATACTTAGACCGTTACACACATCCGGTTTATTTATCCTTTCGGGGAATTCAATATTAAAGGCCTCGATGGAAATCGCTGGAATATCCGGCGCATCGTCGAGCAGTCGGTCGTACTCTTCGCGACACTTTTTCACGAAATCGACGACACACGTGCGATCTTTCGAGTCGAGTGACAGTTCCATGTCTATGTTTCTATAATATTTCGAATATTGCACACACATGACCGAGTGCGCCTCGGAGAGTGACAAACTTTGACTAAACTTCGAAATACTCGTGAGTATCCCACCGATAACATTGAGAAATGCAAAAAAGTATTGGATAATCATAATTTTAGATCTCGTCGATGAATCTATATCTTCATTTCCACTGGGATTAAGTACTGCAAAACCCCCAACACCCGTGATGCTCGCGATCACGATACTTGGATATGACAAATAGTCATTCTGACGTTTATAATGAAGTCTCGCGTGGTTGTGTAACCAGCGATACCCCGCGGCACGCTCGGCCCACGATTTCAAAAGCTTCTCCTGCTTTTCACACCATGGCTGATGCGTGTGTGCGTCGTCATCCATTATTTTACGCGCAGAATTATTTTATACTAAAAACAAACCGACGATTGTAAACAGACAAAGAATGGAACTGATAATACCATGAATATTTCTACACGTATTTACAGGTGGGTTTTTGTATTTTTTCTGTTCACCGAACGTTATCATCGGTCCACATAACTTGTGTTGTGAAAACATCACGGCACATGACATCATGCAACATACAATGATCAATATACCGGCACTCATTTTAAATTACACGTACATTTTTTGCACGGTCTCGAGCGAGTGTGTCCACGAGTTCATTGAGTACGTTTCCACTATGTGCCTTCACCCACGTCCACTCGACGTGATTCATCTTTTCGGTGAGTGCATCCATGCGCATCCACAAGTGTTTATTTTTCACCTGCGCTCCCGACGCCGTCCGCCATCCATTCCTTTTCCAATTTTTTATCCACGATGTTATACCATTCTTGACATAGTTACTATCCGTAAAAAGTTGTATGTCAAGAATGCCACGCGCGAGACATTCTTCGAGCGCGCGGACGACGGCTGTCATTTCCATGACATTATTCGTCGTATTTTCCGCGCTTCCGCATATATGATCATTTATATGGAACGCCACGGCCCATCCACCGGCGCCTGGATTTCCAAGACAACTTCCGTCTGTGTACACACGCCTAGGCATCTTGTGTATAGACGAGTCCTTCTTTTAACTTCGTGTAAAGCATTTCGTAGATGTTACCGGTCGGTGCAGTCGCTTGCGTGATGCGAACATTTTGGTGGGCAAAGGGCCTGGAACCCGCATCCCGCGCTTCCTTAGACACCCACTTATGGAAAAGTCCTTCGATCACGTATTCCGTGGTAGTAGACTCGGTCACGTTATTCTCAGCGTCGTACTCGCGGTTCGTCTCGACGCGCTTCTGCATTCGCGCTTCGTTCGTCCCGAGAGAAGCATAATATTTGTCGATGCTCAAACCCATGTCAAGCGGAACATTCTCAGTCACGATGATACCCATTTTATATAATAAACCGGCATAAAAATTTTAAGTCACTTTAGTGAAATGGAAAGACTCGCACTGTGTTCGAAAGTCTTGTACGATCGAGACATTCTCGAAAAGCAGCGTCGGATCGTTGAACTTGAAAAGAAACTCACACCTCCAAAGATACGCTTTGAGTGCTATGATCACTGGGAACAGTTTAAGGCGGAAATGTACTGTGACGTCCACGCTGTACTTGAAAAGTGGATCATACACAATGCATTCGAATACGATCACATGTCGCATCAAGGACTTACGTTTCGACAAGAAAATGCGTTAAATGAGTGCATATATGAACATCTCCACACCGGGACGAATGATATCGAGTGGAGTGACAAAATCGCGGGGCGAGTGATCTATAGCGTGCGCGCAATGTTTAATGCGATGCATAAAACACATCTATGGGCATTCATGTATCAATTGATGAGTCCTGGAGATATCGTAGAATTGATATATGAACACGTCACGTGGTATCTTGACGATGACTCACATTATCCATGTGTTTTGGATAATGTGGCTGAATTTAATTGTATCGAGTGTGGGAAAATACACGACTATATCAACGAGCATAAAATGTGTGTAGAGTGTGAAATTACTTCTTCAACTTGATCGGACCGTTACGACTAATCATGAAAACACCGGCAATGATACCCGCCGCAATGATCGCGATCGGGATCCACGCGACCGGACTACGCTTCATCTTTCTCTTTTCCTGAGGGAACATTGTTATATGTTATGTAAAGATTTTAATCGTCGACCTTCATTAATCACTTTTCTTTTTTCTTCTATGGATATCGTCTGACCCGATAATCTGCTCTGAGAACGCCTTTCATCACCATCAACTCTTCGCAGCTCCCGAATGACCTCATACGTTTGTGTTTGATTAAGAAGTTCCCGTCTTTTTTCATCACGTTTATCCGCTGTTTTTTGTCTCCGTTTTTCGTTGTAATTATTTCGACTCTCAATTGAAGGCTTATTATGTGTATATGAACCCTTTTCATAGAGTTCTTTCATTATTCTATTCGGTTCTTCGAGTTCTGGTAGCCTTTGTACGCGTCTTTCGGATATGCCATGTATCGTGTTATACACTATTCGTTTTTCATCTATAGCACGAATCGCTTCATCCTTGTCTTCAAATGATTTCTTCCACCACACGTCTTCGTTGTGTTGAATGCACGCAATCCATCTTTTATTTGTGTTACACCAATGAACACCTCTGTGTCCAGAACTGTTATTTGAATTCAGATTTGCGCGATGAGATACATTTATAGATTTTGATAATACTCGAAGATTACATCGTCTGTTATCGAGTGTGTCGCCATTTATGTGATCGACGACTTTATTTGTATCATCGTCTATACCTAAAATCAAAAATCTATGAAGTCGAATTTTTCTTCGGCCGCCCGGACAGTCACGCCAGTCCGCCGTGACATAATTATTTTTTGCACCGGACAGAAACCAACTCGGCATTTTCTTTACATATACATCGTAATCCTGTTTATCAATCGCGAATGTGACTCCGTGTAATTTTTTAGATTTGAAAGGCACTATGACATAATCGTTTTCCATTTGGAAAAAATACGACGCAATTCTTTAAGCTAATGCCGCCCATATCAATGTAAATTTTATAATATTTGACGTATTATAAAATTTATGGTTATTAAGATGTTACGTAAACGAGATTAGTTCGAGAAGGCCAAACCGCCCATCCCGCTTTGGATGCGGAGGACGTTGTAGTTGGTCGCGAACATGTGCATGACTTGCGAGTCGGTGGCATCGGCCTTAAGCGTCACCGCGACTTGAGCGTTGTCAATACGAGAGAAGTTGCACGTACCGGTCGGTTGGTGTTCTTCCGGCTTGAGCGCGAAGGAGTAGGAGTACACACCCGGGTACGGAGAGCCGGAGTGGTGGTTGAAGGCTTGCACTTGGTTGAAGTACTTACCCTTTTGTTCCTTGAAGCGGTCTTGACCGTTGAGAACCAACTTGAAAGTGTCGAGCGGACCCGCGGAGAGGGAGAGCGCAGCACCTTCTTCGGCCCATTGGACGCTGGAGCCAGAAGAACCGACGGAAAGGAGCGGGGCACCGGTACCTTCGGCAATCGGCACGTGGCAGTTACCGTACGCAGTCGGGTTGGCTTCGAGGACGACGGAACCAGCGGTCGCGGCGTTGGAGGTGAAGTTCCAGTGTTGGGCGTTGGAGGA